GATGTTTGTGCAACAGTGCCAGTAGCTGTAGCTATACCACCAACAGGTAGTGCTGGTCCTTGCATACGGTTTACTGTAGTCTGACCAATACTTGCAGGTGCTTCAGGTTCTAATGTAATATTAGGGTTAGGCATATTACTATCTTTTACAACACCACCTTCTTGATAGTTTTTACGTACCATACCACCATTCATCATTTGAATAGCTTTGTTTTGAAAGTCATTAAACTTTGTTTGTGCTTCAGGATCAGACTGCAGGAAGTCTTTAAACTTTCCCATGTCACCCTGATAGCCTAACGTACCAGCTATACGCTCCATTGCCTGTGGTTTAAATCCTTGAAACTGCATTGCTGTCATTATTCAAATCCGTCCTTTAATCCGTCAAGTATATCTTGAACACTTACTTTTTTCTTAGCATTAGGTGTGTATCTACACATAAATTGTTTTGGGCATTCCTTAAAACTGTAGCTAGGATAATGATATCCTATTGTACCATTAGGGCCACGGTAAATGCAAACCTTTTCTTCTCTTATCTTCACTCTTTTTGCTAGTTGGCATATTACAAACTCAGGGCTGCTTAATAAACCTGCCAAAACTAATGGCATAACTGTAAGTACACTCATTAACTAACTCCTAGTATTACTAAATAAATGCCCCCACCTAATGTACCAAGAATTAGGAACGAAAGAGTGGCTATGGCTAAGTTATTCTGTATTTGTCTTTTAGCTTCCATAGCCTTATAAACAGTCTCTTCACGATCCTTACGTATCTGCCTACGCATACCTAACATTTCATCGTATGTGCCAAGACCAAACCTGTAGTCTAACATAAACTTTATTTCTTTTTCTTTCTCAAGCAATGTCTTCTTACGAACAATAATGTCCATTGCTTCTTGTTCTATGTTGTCAGTACCGTGTGTCTGCTTGTCTAACCACGTAGGGTTCTTACGTTGGGACTCAGCCCTAGTAATGTCAGCTACTGCACCGTACCATGCACCTAGTTGCTGTGATACATCTTGTATCTCTCTACCAGCACCTACTAGCATCTTGACCCCTTTGAAGGCTGCGTTAGCTGCAGCAAAAGCTGTAACGGGGTCTATCATTTAATTAGTTCTGTGCGTGGCTAGTCGTAACCACATTTAATGCTTCCTTGATTGCTTCTACATTTGCATCAATACGTGCAATCATTACGTCATTCTCATGTATATCCTTAGCTAGTCTTGCTGTATTGGTTTGTATGTCAGCTATCTCAGCTTTGTTATACTTAATGTCTGATACCATGCTGGACACTGCCCATACTACAGCAGCACCCTGTGCTAGTAATGCTCCTGCTATTGTTACTAATGTCCAGTTGATATCCATTAACTTATATACGCAATCCAAGCATTAGCTTGGGCTGTAGCTTCCTCTGCGGTGGTATCTTCACCTTTTAACTCAACAGCCCTAGCAATAAGTTGCTCATTAGTCAGTATAGTTACAGTATCTGGAATGTAATACTCACGAACATTATCGTCAGGAGACCAACCTACAAATGAAAAGTCAGGTTTACCATAGTAACCCCCTTTTTCAACCCAAGGAGGGGCTTTTAGACCTCCTTCTGTCATTATCATTTTATACTCTAGTATCATTCTGCAGCCTCCAAAAGTTTCATGTAGTCTGTATTAATAGTATTAGATTTACCAAATATTCTTTCACTTACATCATCAGCACAATCTAAATACTTGTCTGCCATTGTATCTAAAAAATCCTCACAGTCACTACCTTTAATACGTTCACCTTTAAGGATACGTTGTTCTGTATATTTTATATATCCTCTAACTTCCAAGGATGCTTGTTGTGCATGTACCCCATATTGCATTAAGTATTCCGTTGGTCCCTCTGAAGATACACCATTTTGAACCATACTTCTATAAAGAAGTTCAAACCCTCTACGTATGTGATGCCGTTTTTCTTCTGCTTCAAACATAGAAGCGTCCCAATCACCAATGCCATGTTTTTCTTTTATATTTTCATAAGCATCAACTAAAACAGCTATGTCTATAAAACAACCATTAACTGCAGTTTCCATGTCTTCTAATGCAATTCTTGCTTCCCGTAACCTAGCAATTTCTAAGTTAGTAGGATTAACTATGGCCTCTAACTTTTCTAATTTTTCCATAGCTTCTGCATGTCTTACTTGTGCGCCAACTAATTTTTTTCTACGAGATTCTGTTTCTGCTAATACTTGACGTAGCATTCTCATAGGACTGTGACCACTCATCATTGTCAAAGTCATATTGGTCAACATAGTTTGACTATTTGAGCTACCAAATGCTTTAGCTTGTACAGCAAGAGCAGGTAAATTTTCTGTAACCTTTTTAACTGCTGGTATATTTACATTAGGTCCAGCAATAGGTAACATATTCTCTTGTGTTAGTAGTGTTAAGTCGTTCATTAGTTTTCCTCTGTTTTAAAAACAGTATTATATATTGTTTGTTTTAATTTGTCAATTACCCAGATGCAGCAATCCAACCTTTTCCAACGCCATTATCTTCATTAGAACCCAGACTGCCTAAAGAAGTCCACTCAAAAACTTCAGCACTTCCAAGAGTAGCAATAGTAGTTTTAGAGTGGCTTGATTTTCTATTATGATAAGCGTAAAGTTTATTGTGTACGCAAAAGCCAAGATGTTGATTAGCAGTGTTGGTCATGTCACCAAAATCACTAGCATTACCTGTAGTGGCAATAGTAATATAGTCTATTACGTTTATATTTGATTCACCACCAAAAATAATACCTCTAGTAATACTATGAGCAGTTGCCACATGGTTCTGTGCATTAATCATGTTGCCAAAATCAGTAGCGTTACCTGTAGTGGCAATAGTAACATAATCCATAACATTTTGAGCTACACTACTACTGTTTAAACCTCCACAAACAACACCACGTGTTGTATTTGCTATACAATCATGACCTGCTTCCAATCTTGCTAGAGTCAGATCACCAAAATCAGCAGCATTACCTGTACTTTGAATAGTAATATAATCTATTTGTGAAGAAAATGCAGTATAAGCACCTCCTGCAAATAACCCACGTGTCGCATTAGAAATACCAGTACTCCTACTATGCTGACCACCATATGCATTACCAAAAGCAGAGGCTGTTCCACCTGTTAACATAGTTAGATACATAAGAGCGTCTGTTACAGTTGTATTGTTATTAGTAAAAACAACTCTATTTGTGTCAGAAACAGCAGTAGGGCCTCCAGAAGACATATGACCATTACCGTCAAAGAAATGGTTTTCACGAGGGGTTTTATCTTGAAGCATTTGTGCTTCTGATTCAAATCTTACACTGTATATATGAGCAGATTCCTGAAAGCCAGAGGAGGTGCCTGAGCTATTACCCTGCAGTACTAGACTAAATGTATTACCTGCTAAAAAAAATCCACGACCTCCTTCACCGTCACTATCAGTAATCCAACCATCTGTACCGTCATAAATATATAAAAGGTTAGTACTATAGTTATACCACCAATCACCTGCAGATGGAGAACCGGGAGGTGTTGTACTTCTAGTATATGTAGGTATACCAGAAAGTTCAGCCCAAGTTAAACCCCCCGTATTACCTGACTGAGCAGTTAGAAAATACCCGTTTGTTGGGGCATTTGATACTTGCAGTTTAGCTTCATTAATAGCTTCATTTGCAATTTTACCTTGAGTTACATTTGCATCTGCAATTTTAGCTGTGGTTATATTTGCATCTGCAATATGTGCTGTGTCTATTGAGCCATCAGTATAGTGTTCAGAATTAATAGCATCGTCAGCAATCTTAGCACCTGTAATAGCATCTGCTTGAATGTCTGCTGTTTCTATTGTATTATTAGGAAGTACAGGCACTTGACTAAATGTTACTACACCATCACTAGCAATAGTTATAGCATCTGCATCACTAGCAGAACCAATAGTACCACCATCTTTAATAATAAAGTCATCAGAAATAGTTAGCAAACCAGCAGAACTAAGTGACATTTTTTCGGAAGCGGCCTCTGATGCACCTGTTCTAAACGAAAGCTTAGTAGCATTATTAGATGCGCTAAAATCACCTTCCGATACAGCAGCAATACCTGCAGCTACAAGTATAGCATCCGTACCTGCACCTTCATCTGGGGCTTGAAAGTTAATTACCCCAAGTTCATCATTGGCTGCAATGTCATTGTCACCTGCTTGAAAAGTGAAGGTAGGCATCTTGCCATCACCAGTACCAATGTGTTTTAAAGTAAGGCCATTGTCAGCAACATGAGTTAAAATAATTTCTTGATCATTGCCAAATTGAATTGTACCACCATCAGCTAAGAACAAATCAGAAAATTCTTTAGCTGCAGAGCCTAGTGTTGTACCGTCTGCACTAACAGGAAGAATAGATGTGCCAAATGTTCCTGTATTAATAACAGGAGAGGTTAATGTTTTATTTGTAAGTGTGTCTGTTGTATTTGTTCCTATAAGGGTAGTTGTTGTTGCTGGAAAACTTATTAAGGCTTCAGAATGATTTATTACATTAGAGCCTTGTACATTAGCATAGTTGCCCATCAAGTCATGACTAGAGCACTGATAATAAAGAATACTAGGAGTATCTTCATCCACATCTATTTGTGTATATGCACCTGCATTTCCCGGCGTACCGCTTGTTGTAACGCCTGTAGTGTATGCTGTAGTTTTATCAGCATCTAAATAAAATCGTAACGGGTGTCCTGAATTACTGCTATCTGCTTGGTCAAATTTATAATAATACCCTGAATCAGATGTTACATTATCTACACCATGTAATGTAAGTGCGGGGGCTTCTATATCATCTAAAAAATAAGCACTGGTGCTTCCATCATCATAATAAGGGTGACTTGTCGTTTTAGTTGCAACTTTAACCACTACTGTTGTAGGAGCAGAAGAACTACCGTATGAAGCAGAAAATACACCTATATTATGTAAGTTATTTTTTTGACCATCTAAATCTCCACCTAATTGTGGAGTAGTATCATCTGCTACATTAGATATGGCACCAGAAGTAGCAAGGCCAGATACTATAGCACTTCTAGTAATTTTCTTTAGTACGCCATCTGTATCATCTACTGCAAGAAATACATCTTCATTTGCAACAGTACTAATAGAAGCTAAATCACCAACAGCAGTAGGATTAAAGTTTGTACCATCAGCTACAAGAATGTGACCTGCAGTATTAGTACCCATTACCAAGTCATCACCAGTAATAGTAAGATCACCACCTATTACTACATCCCCATTAAATGTAGCTTTACCTGCCAGTGCCATGTCAATGTCTAATGCAGTGATAGCACTAGAATCATCTGTACCTTTAATCTTAAAGTTTTTATCAGCTATACTAACTGTAAGCTCTACATCAGAAGAGTTATTTGCAATGTCAAGTATAGATGTGCCATCGTCTTTAATTGTTACGTTAGCACCATCAGCATCAAGTATAATATCACCAGATGAGTCAAGTGTAATGTCAGTGCCATCGTTAGTAATTGTATCTAGTGCAATGCTACCAATGTTGGTAATGTTTGCATCACTCATATCAAACGAACCAGTAACATCTAAGTTACCACCTACAGATAAATTACCTGATACATCAGTATTACCGTTAATATCTATAGTAGTGGCTGCAATTTGTACTTCTGTGTCTGCTACAATGTCAAGCTGACCGTCAGTGCTAGAATTAATATAAAGGCCAGTATCACGAAACTGAATCTTTTCTGTTGTCGCAATAAGTAAATCATCAGAAAACTCAAAGTAGTCCTCATCCTCCATCCACTTTAATACACCATCATTAGTTTCACCATCAAAGGTTATAACAATGTCTGTACCTGCAGTCCCACTACCAAAGGTAATAGCATGACCACCCATTGTACTAATAGGGCCACCTTCACCAGCAGTACCATCGTGTGTGTGTCCTGTACTTGCAGCAAAAGCAGCTAATAATTGATCAAACTCATCATTAGTGTGATTTGCCGTAATGGTATCACCATCTGTGTATGTTGATTGTCTTGTATATGTAGCACCCATCTAACGTCTTGCTCCTAATTGATATTCTAGCTGAAACCCTTTGAGAGAGTAAGGATTACTTTGTCCATCATCCTCTACCCTTAAAACAATAGAAAAACCTGAACCTTCTACTGACTGTCTGTTAAGAGGTTCTTGCCCTCCACCATAAGCAAACTGAGTTGTGCTAGATGTTGTACTATATAATGCAGTACCATATGATGCAGCTAAGTTAGTTGTATCAAAAGGATACACTGGAGGTCTTGCAGAATCTTTATTTTCATTATCATACCTAACAAATAAATCTGTGTCAACAGTTCCTTCAGGTTTATAGTTAATAATAACTTTTTGCATGTGTTTTCGTATGCCGGGATCACCAAAAGCCATATCAGGACTACGATACTTACCTGCTATAACTGTACCATCAAAAGTATTTCCTACTTCCTGTCTTTGTATAAAGCCATCTACATCGCCATGTAATACAACTACGTCACCCTCTTCAACATTAGAAGATGTACAAGTAACTTTTAAACCTTTTAATTCAGAAAACTCAAACGCTTCTTTTTTAAGAACGCAAATAGCACCTTTAGAAAGGGAGGCCGCTTGCCCATCTTTAGTAAAGAATATTCTGTATTGTGTTTTATCAGGTATAACTACGCTATCAAAAGAACCTGCATCTTTAATGTTTTCATCAAAAATAGGTTGAATGTTTTTACTAATAGTACCAAGTTCTGTATCACCAATACGTGCAGTCGCAGCAACAGTACGTAACCCATCTGGCCCAAGAAAAATTAAATCACCTGCAAATTCCTGTACAGTAAAACTATTAATGCAACCAATGTTTCTTGTAACGGCAGTAATAGAAAAATCTGCTTGACTACTTCCTGTTAATTTAAAAATTCTGTTTTCACAAAAAATAAACAAGCTATCACGAAAAACCTTTAGTGCAACTATAGTATCATCAACACTAATACTACCAGCACCAAGGGCTACAGAAAAGTTATCTTCATCAAAAGGTAAACTAAAAACAATTTCTTGTGGTGTATTAGGCATCCCTGCATAAAACATATGTTCCTTGAAAGCAGTAACAAGTTTAGCACCTGTTA